CATTATTTTAACCTTTCTAAGTTTGTTTATCGTGAGGCCATTATGAACTATTGTTTAAACAGTGTCAACAATTGTTTTAGTCTTGGGTGATCTTGGGTGATCTTGGGTGGTCTTAAGCATATATCACATGCTTATTCTTTTGTATTTCTACGGACCACTACGGACCACTACGGACCACTACGGACCACTACGGACCACCAATGACCACCACCACCAATGACCACCAATGACCACCCAAGACCACCAATGAAGGCTAGGGGGGGACCCATGCACCCACGCGCTTTATATATATATACACTCAGGACCACATCAGAAGCAATTTGGACCTTGACTACTAAAAAGTCCGTAAGTAATGGAGTATGTCTAATGTGTGTGTGTATGTGTAACAAAAGTGTCACAAAAGAAGGAAATAATTACATAAATATTAAAGAGAAGTGAAAATAAGGCTTGACTTTACCACAGATCGCGGTATGTACCAAAGAAGATAACTAGGTGTAGGGGGTTGACTTAAGCTGTTAAATATGCTACAATATAGTATATTGAGTGATTAGTACTTAAGAACACTTAAGCCCTTAAAGTGGTAACCTTTAAGTGTTTTTAACTTTAAGTTAATAACTTGTACTACTCACTTAAGTAATCTTAAGTACATTTTGTCTTCCTTAGTTCAGCATTTGCTGAAAGACGGGTTAAAGCAAAAAGGAATAATGTTTATGTCTTCTTCTTCAGATGATCCGGTTTCCCCTCCGGTAATAAAAAAGAAAAGAGGAAATCCAAATTTATATAAAGGGATGCCTCCTTTAAATCCAGAGGGTAGAAAAAAAGGATCACTGAATAAGTTTACCAAGCTATCCAGAGAGCTTATGTCTAATAAAGGCCCTGAGATAGTACAGAAGGTAATAGATATGGCCCTAGAGGGCGACAGGCACTGTCTTAAGATGTGCATGGATCGTATCATACCCACAACTAAAGCAGTAGAAATTACTCACGATCACCAAGAATTAGGCATCAATATTATAGTTGAGTCCGTAAAGGCAATCGAAAGAAGAGAAGAAGAAGAATTTAAAACTATAGAAGCTGACTACGAAGAGAAGACATGACGGACTTAAATGTCACTCTTCATGACGCACAGATGGAAATCTTTACTTCTACTAAGAGATTTAAAGTTGCCTCCTGTGGTAGAAGATTCGGTAAGAGTTATTTAGCGGCATGGGTGTTAATTATTAAAGCACTCCAAAGTACCTCTAAAGATGTATTTTATGTAGCTCCTACTTTCCAACAAGCCAAGGATATTCTTTGGTCTATCTTAAAGGAAGTAGGAAAAGATGTCATCAAATCTGCACATGAGAATACTGCGACACTTACTTTGGTCAACGATAGAAAAATTTACCTCAAAGGTTCGGACCGTCCCGATACTCTTAGGGGTGTGGGTCTTGCTTATGTTGTTATGGACGAGTACGCTTCTATGAAGCAGGAGGTCTGGGAAATGATACTCAGGCCAACATTAGCAGACGTAAAGGGTGAAGCACTCTTCATAGGTACACCAGCCGGAAAGAATCATTTCTACCAATTATGGTTAGATGCACAAAAAGAAGAGAACGCAGAGGATTGGGAAGCATTTCAGTTTAATTCTACTGACAATACTTTCTTAGACCCCAAAGAAATTGAAGCCGCTCGTAAGACAATGTCTACTCAGGCATTTAGACAAGAATTTGAAGCTACTTTTGAGTCATTTTCTGGTGGATTATTTAAAGAGGAGTGGATAAAGTATGTTGACGATGATGAGTTTGATGATTATAAAGCTAAAACGCAAGGCCATTTCGTCATATCGGTGGATCCGGCGGGTTTTGAACAGGCTAAGAAAGAAAGAGGACTAAAATCCTCTAAATTAGATGAGACAGCAATATCTATTGTAAAAATATCTCAAGATGAATGGTTAGTAAAGGATATTCTACACGGTAGATGGGGAATTAAAGAGACAGCCTCTAAAATACTTAATGCGGCTGAAGATGTTAAAGCAACCACAGTAGGTATTGAAGCAGGAGCATTAAAAAATGCTATAATGCCATATCTAGAAGATGAGATGAGGATGCGAGGTAGATGGATAAACATTACAGACGTAACTCACGGTGGTAGAAGAAAACAAGATAGAATAGTATGGGCCCTACAAGGGCGTATGGAACACGGTAAGATTAAATTTAGGAAAGCAGACTGGAATCATCACTTTATATCACAAATGCTTGATTTCCCTAGTCCACTTTCACACGATGATTTACTAGATTCTCTTGCCTACATTGACCAAGTTTCTGTGTCGGACTTTGCACAGTCAATAGAATTAGACGAATGGGAACCAATAGATAATGTCTCTGGATACTAAAAAACTAGCATATAATGACCCACAAGCGGCCTTATGTGCTTGGGTCAAAGAAAGAGTAACACAGTGGGAAGAACATCGTAATACAAATTACTTAGGTAAGTGGGATGAATATTATCGTATCTGGAGAGGTATATGGGCCTCAGAGGACAAATCAAGGGCTTCAGAAAGTTCTAGACTTATTGCTCCAGCTACTCAACAAGCTATTGAAGCTACTGTAGCAGAACTTGAAGAAGCTATATTTGGCAAAGAACAATGGTTTGACCTACGTGATGATGTAGCGGATCAAGACCCTACGGACATTAAAGTAGTACGTATGAACCTACAGGAAGACTTGGACAGGGCCAAAGCAAAGGACGCTATAGTAGAATCTCTTCTAAATGCCGCTATCTATGGTACAGGTGTAGCTAAGATAAGTGTAGATGAAGAAGTAGGTAAAAAACTAGGTGAGTCAGCTATCCCAGATACCCTAACTACAGACACAGTTGTATATGAAGAGGATATGACTACTGTACGTATTGATCCATTGAGTCCCAAAGAGTTTGTAATTGACCCCTCAGCTACTTCTATAGATGAAGCATTAGGCGTTGCACAGATTGTAATAAAGCCTAAGTATGAGATAATTGAAGGAATAAGAGATGGGATATACGAAGATAAACCCATAGGAAGTTATGATAGAGTTGATCTAGGCTTTGATGAAGAAGACGGAGCCAGTACAACTGATAATGATAAAGTTAAAATAACGGAATACTGGGGAAGAGTCCCTAAGAAATTCTTAGATGGAGGAGGAGAAAGTGCTTCTCTAGATGATGCATTTGACTATGATGATGATGAGTTAGTAGAAGCTGTAGTCATCATAGCAAACGATACTTCAGTACTTAAGGCCGCTGAGAACCCTTATTTAATGGGTGATCGTCCGTTTGTTGCTTTTCAATTAGACCGTGTCCCTAATAAATTCTGGGGTAGAGGAATAGCAGAGAAAGGTTATAACCCTCAAAAGGCACTTGATGCTGAATTACGTGCCAGAATAGATGCACTAGCCCTTACGACTCATCCTATGATGGGTGTAGATGCAACAAGGCTCCCAAGGGGTGTTAAGTTTGAAGTTAAAGCAGGTAAAACAATACTTACAAATGGTGATCCACGTACCACTTTAATGCCTTTAAACTTTGGTTCTCTTGCTCAATCTACCTTTACAGAAGCCGCTGAACTAGAGCGTATGGTACAGATGGGTACAGGGGCTATGGATAGTGCTACAGGCGGTTCTTCTAATCCACGTAATAATACTGCTTCTGGGATGTCTATGCTTCAGGCGGCCTCTATAAAGCGTCAGAAGCGAACTATTATGAACTTCCAAGAAAACTTCCTTATACCTCTAATTAAGAAGTCAGCATGGAGATATATGCAGTTCGCACCAGAGCGTTATCCAGCAGGTGACTACAAGTTTGTAGCTCACTCCAGCATGGGAATAATGGCTAAAGAACTAGAGATGACACAAATGATACAGTTGTTGTCCATGACTCAACAAGGTACTGCTCCCTTCTCAATGCTTCTTATGTCTATTTTTGAAAATACATCCATTCCTAATCGTGAAGAAATGAAGGCGGCTATAGCTCAAATGATGCAACCTGATCCACAGGCACAACAAGTTCAGCAAATGGTTCAGCAGATGGAGCTTATGAAACTTCAGATGGAAATTGAAGAGATGAAGGCAGGAGCCACTAAAGAAATGGCTCAGGCAATGAAGATACAGTCCGAAATGCAGGAGGGACAGTCACAGGATGCCCTTGTAGAGCGTCAGATGGACCTAGCAGAGAAGATGGCTAAGATTGAAAAGTTACGCAGTGATGCAAAGAATGTTCAATCAGAGACAATGCGTAATATTCCTGAAGTAGAACATCTTCAATCAGAGACAATACTTAATCTTGCTAAAGCACGTATGGAACGTAACAGTTGACGGACAGAGAATTTTTAGAGAAACGACTTGGGTTGTTTTCTATTGAAGCTTGGGATCTCTTAAAAGAAGAGTTAACCTCAATGGCAGAATCACTAGAAAAAATCCATACAATAGACGATGAAAAGACCCTCTACTTAAGAAGGGGTCAGGTGGATATGCTAAATATGATTATTAATTTAGAGGAAACCACCAAACTAGCGTTGGATCAATTAGACTAAGTAACCTAACTCCAACATTTTTTAACTCCATAATCTTTATAGACGGAGGATTAGTAATATGGATAGTGCAGTTGTTGAAGAAATCGTAGAGACTCCAGAACAAGCCGCTGAGTTTTCAGAAATTGAATCAGTAGAGGCTCCTTTAGTAGAGGAACAACCTCAAATAGAATCCGAACTTCCAGACAAGTTTAGAGGTAAATCAGTAGAAGATATAGTTTCTTCTTATGAAAACCTAGAAAAAGAGTTAGGAAGAAAAGGACAAGAAATAGGCGAACTTCGGAAGTTAACTGATGGTATTTTACAGCAACAGCTTACCACTACTCAAAGCGGAACAGAAGCGCAAGAAGAAGAAGATACAGATTTTTTTGATGACCCTGACCTAGCAGTCAATAAAGCCATTGAAAATCATCCAAAGTTCCGTGAGTTTGAAGAGCATCAAAAAGTGCAGTCTGCACAAGCTACAACTCAAAAACTCGAAACAGCGCATCCTGATTATCTAAAGGTTGTAGAAGACCCTAAGTTTCAGGAGTGGGTTCAAGATAGTCCAATACGAACAAAGTTATTTGTAGATGCTCATAACTATGATATTAACTCAGCGATGGAACTGATAGGAAACTGGAAAGAACGATCACTGATTAGTAACACTAGCGAAGCAGAAACAAACAAAGCAGTTAGACGAGAACAGGCTTTAAAGACTGGAAAAGGCGTATCAAGGACTTCCTCAGAATCCACAGCAGGTAAGAAAATCTACCGTAGGGCTGATCTAATCAGACTTCGTAATAGTGATCCAGATCGTTATGAGAGCTTACAAGATGAAATTCTACAGGCTTATTCAGACGGGAGGGTTAAATAATAACTTATAAAGAAAAAAGGAGCTAATTATGGCTTTAGGTACTAACGGTCAAGGTATTACAGAAGCCGCCAATTTTATTCCAGAACTTTGGAGTGATGAGGTGATTGCTGGATACAAGAAGAATTTGGTGCTAGGTGGTCTAGTAACCAAGATTAACCACAATGGCAAGAAGGGTGATACGATTCACATTCCTGCTCCAGTCAGGGGATCTGCAAATGCAAAAGTAGCAGATACTCAGGTTGTCCTACAAGGTGATACTCACTCTGTAGTTAACTTAAGCATCAATAAACACTACGAATATTCTGTAGTTATTGAAGATGTCGTTGAAGTTCAAGGTTTGTCCTCTCTTCGTCGCTTCTACACAGATGATGCTGGCTATGCTTTGGCTACTCAAGTAGACAATGATTTGTTTACAATATGTGAAGGTCTACAAGGCGGTACAGTAGGTGGTACTGGTGCGGCACTATGGGAAAAAGCAGTTATTGGTGGAGATGGTACAACCCTATTCACAGGTAACTCTTCAAACGACAGTGACATCACTGATGCAGGTATCCGTAAAATGATACTTACTCTTGATAATGCTGACGTTCCTATGAGTGGTCGTTTCATGATTATACCTCCAATAGCCGCTAATGATATGCTTGGCATTAACCGATTTACTGAGCAACAGTACATTGGCAATGGCGATGCTATCAAGACAGGTAAGATAGGAAGCATCTACGGCATTGACGTATATGTATCTTCTAACTGCCCTAGCATTGAAAGTGATGCGGCCCGTGTTGGTGTGATGATGCATAAAGATGCTCTAGCACTTGTAGAACAACAAAGTGTTCGTTCTCAGACACAGTACAAGCAAGAGTATCTTGGTGATTTGTTTACTTCCGACACTATATATGGTGTAGGTGAGTTACGAAACACTTCTGGTATTGCTTTCGTTGTACCAGCCGCTTAAGTAAGCTTAGGAGGTTCTTAGTCATACTAAGGGCCTCCGCTTTACTCTATGTTTAGTTTATCTGTCAACAAATAGTGGGAGATGTCTAAGATGTACGGATACAAAGCACCAAAAAAAACAAAGCCTAAAAAGAAAAAGAAGAGTAAAAAATGAAACCTATTAAAATGAGAATAGCTGGTAAGATTGTAAAAGATAAAAAGAAAAAACCTATCTCTGAAAAGAACAGGTTAAAGAATGCATTACGCTGGAAACAAGAGCTTCGTGGTCTTTAGAATAGGGTAGAAAACATGAGTAATTATACAATACAGGTTACATGGTCAGGTAAAAATGCTCTTGGAAGTACTGACCCAGAAAAGATCATTAGTGGTGCTGATTACAACACTGAGTTTTTAGCAATACAGACAGCCATTAACTCTAAAATGGATATAACAAGTGGAACCACTACAGGTCAAACCTTAGTTAATCCTGTATTTAATACTGGAATCACAGGCAATGCTGTTCTAGATGAAGATAATATGGCCTCCAACAGTGCCACTAAAATAGCTACACAACAGTCCATCAAAGCTTATGTAGATACCACAGCGGCTGGAACTACTCAAACTTTAACAAATAAATCTATTAATCTTGCCAATAATACTGTTACTGGAACATTTGCTCAATTTAACTCAGCAGTGTCTAATGGTACTCTTGTAGATTTAGACGATGCACAGACACTCGTAAATAAGACACTAACTGCTCCTACAATAAACGGTGCAGTAGGTGGTACTGCTACGTCACAGACAATTACTACCTTGACAACTAGTAACGTAGATGGTATACTAGGAGCAAATACAGCCGCCGCAGTTTCAGGCACTACAGGTTCTTTTACAGGGGCAGTTACAGCATCTACAACACCAAGTAATTCAAACCATTTAACTAATAAAACTTACGTAGATAACTTGTTTGCTGGGATGGCAAGCAGGTCAATAGTCACAGCCGCTACTACAGCTAACGTAACAATATCTTCTGCTCTTAATAATGGAGATACTTTAGACGGGGTTACATTAGCTACAGGAGATTTAGTTCTTGTAAAGGATCAATCAACTGCTTCACAAAATGGAATTTACGTTGTAGGTTCCTCTCCAGCCAGAGATGATTTATTTGATACTTACGATGAACATCCCGGTTCTTTAATTGTTATAACGGAAGGAACAGTAAATGCTGATACTATTTACATATGTACTTCTGATGAAGGTGGCTCTTTAAATTCAACAGGGATAGCTTGGACAAAGATTACACCAGCGGCAACATCGTTAAATAACTTGAGTGATGTAACAATAAGTAGCCCTGTAGCTGGTCAGGCGATTGTCTACAGTGGTTCAGCATTCGTAAATGGCTCCGCTGGAGTCGGCGTAGGTTTAGCAATAGCTTTAGGAGGATAATTTAATGGCTGATGTATTAACATCAACTTTTGCAGATTTAACTACCAGTGATCCCACTGTGTTGACTGCTGGAGGTGGTGAAACTTTAACAATAATAGGATGTAATATAGCAAATGTTCATGCTACTACAGCCGCATGGGTAACAGCAACGCTCTATGCAAGCGGAGGTGGATCAAACGCAATACTTTGTAAAGAAGTTAACATACCAGTGAATGACGCATTTAATCCAATAATGGGTAAGTTAATTATGACGGCTGGAATGTACTTAAAGATGGATGCTCAAGCAAATAGCTCCTTGGAAGTTACACTTTCTTATTTGAAGCAAACTTAATATGGCGTATCTTACAGGTGTCTCACCTGCACTTAGAGAATTAGTTACACCTACAGTAGATGTATTCGCTGATGGTGTGGGGTTTAACGATGGAAGTTCTACTTACATAGACCTTAGTGCTGATCCCGGTAATGAAAACAACGTGCATATTACTTTTGATGGAGTAACTCAGCATCACGATACGTACAGTGTTTCAGGTGTTAGAGTAACATTCGATGCCGCTATACCTACAGGCACTGCTAAGATAGAAGCAAGGTATGCTTCTGAACATCCTGCATACACAGGTGTTGCTGATGATGCAGTCACCTTGGCTAAGATGGCAAGTGGGACTGATGGAAATGTAATCAGTTATGATGCCTCTGGAAATCCTGTAGCGATTGCCACAGGCTCAGATGGCCAAGTGTTAACTAGTGCTGGAGCAGGTGCGCCTCCCGCATTTGAAGCTTTACCTGCAGGTGGGGGATTACGTTTAATTTCTACAACAAATTTAGCCGCCGCTGGTACTGATGTATC